TCCACTCTGGTTTCATTGATAGAAATCTATGAACCATATAATTTGACCAAGTTTTCTTATCGGCATCAGAAATTTCCTCCCAATAATTTGGATTCTGTGAATTTGTAATTTCTTTTATGTGGTCAAATAGTGTTTTTGTTTTCATAGTGAATAACCTTTTAGATATAAATAAATAGTTAGTATGAAACTGAAAATGTAAATTATTTAGTATCCACCAGTAACTCTGGTTCTTGGTAGATTGATTTGGTATTTTGTGTAGTCATTTGAATCTAAATATAATTCTTTGACGCTATCATTCTGCTCGGTGTAATCATCAAAGTTCCCACTTATTTTATATTTTCTATCTACGACTAATTCATCAACACCCTTAATATCTATGAACTCTTTATCTTGCTCATCAATATCAATCTTAAACTCTAAGTCCAATTCAAATTCATTGTTTTCATTTGTTGTAAAGTCAAATCTAAAATAAAACTTTGTATCATTTAAATTAAAAACTTTAAAATTATCCTCAACATCAAATGTTAAATTTATATTCTTGTGAATATTATGTAGAACCCAACAAAATCCTCTAATCTGGTCAATGATAGAATTTTCTAAAATGTCTTGGAAACTTTCTTTTTTTAAATGACTTAGTAATGCGCTATCATAACTTACTGGTGTTAAAAACGAAGTATCAAAAATCTTTTCATCAGTAATATCCTCTCGTTTTTCATCATACTTGTAACTATACAATACTTTATCCAATGCCCAAGATTGTGGTTTAGGCATTGTTCCGTCTTGATACTCTCTCGTTTTCCAATCTTTCTTTACTCTTGTATCCTTTTTTAGTTCAATGTGGTCATCAACATCCATTACTAAACCTCGTCTGTTGATTTTAAATATTTTTAACCATAAGTCTGTTAAGTGTGCTTTTGTATGTCTACTGAAAATATTGTTAATATAGTCTTCACTAATCCAATTTTTCATTAGACTTTCTTCTTTAGATATACCGAAAACCTCTTTCATTTCTGCCAATGGTGTTTCAACCAATACATCAGTCCCTTTCATAATATTGATTCTACCTCCGTGGTCAACTCCAAGTTTATAGTTGTGTTTGACATCATATAAAAACTTTAAACTATTGGCAAAGTCTACATTTGTTTCTCGTGGATAACCTGGTAACCAACCTGTATCAAATGTTATTTGGTCGTCCTTGGTTACAGCGTCTAAGTAATCTCTAATTAATTGTGGTGTTTGTCTTTTCTCCATAAGTGCTAATGTTTTTGCTACACCATTTTCAACACCAATATTCATATAGACCAAACCTGATTTTCTTGCTCTGTCAAAGAATTCTGTATCCATTTTTTTATGTGTTCTAAAGTATCCACCATATCTAATATCTTCTGGCAATTCACCCTTTTCTTTCATTTCAAGTATATAGTCAATTAATAATCCATAATTTTTTATTGAACCATTAATTAATGAATCAGTAAACCAAAAGTTTTTAACTCCATAATTGTTATATAAAAATGATATATCACCTGCTATTTTTTCTGGACTTCTATATCTATACATTCTTGTTTCACTACAAAATGTGCATTTAAAAGTGCAACCTCTTGAACCCTGAATTGGTACCGTCAAATCTGGACCAAAGTCATTTGAGTATCTATCAATGTATCTAATTCTTGTGTATCCGTCTAACACTTCTTTAGACCAAGTAGGTGAATCTAAATCATTTAACTTCATAATTTGTAGATTACCCGTATAGATTGGTTTTCTACCACTACGACCCAATGGCATTACCGTTGGTAGTGATGGTCTTAGTTTATCCCAAGTCCAAATACCTTTTACATTTTCGTAGTGTCCGTCTCCATTTACAATACTTTCTGCTAATTCAACAATAGTTTTCTCACCCTCGTTAGTCCCACAACCAACATCTACAAACTCTCTACTCATAGCTACAAGTCTTGACACTTCTAATTCACTCCTATGTCCACCACCATAATTTTGATTAATACCTGCCTCTACCAATCCACCATTTTCACCATACCAACAAAAAGGCCCACCATACCAAATCTGTATGTTTGGATTTATTTGTCTTAAATAACGAGCGAGAAAGTCTGTTGTCATAATATTAGATGAGTATGTTGTGAATGCCACAACATCATATGTTGAAAGTTCTTCAACTATTTTGAACCAAAACTCTTGAAATAATGGTATGATTTGTCCTACGAAAATCTTTTTTGTAGACCAAGGGTCATCTTCAATCCACTTTCTAAATAAGTCTGGATTAGTGTCTGCTAAATATAATGAACTCATCATATTTATGTCGAATTGTTTTGTTGATGTGAATCCTGCGTTGTTTAGAGCAGTATTAAGACTACCTAATGCAAATGATGGTGTTGATGTTGACCATTGTGGACATATTGCTATCGCTATTTTTAGGTCTTTCTTTTTCATTAGACAAACGTATCTCCTACTGCCCAAGCGATACAAGAGTATCTATGACCACCTGTTATTGGTTTGACCTCGTGTCCTGCAAATGCGGGATGTATAACTAATTTTCCTACTTCTGGTTCTATTATTGTTCCGTCAAACATTCTGAACTCACCGCCTTCATATTCAGAACCATCATTTAAAAACACAATACAAGTTAATTTTGGTGTGCTATAATCTTTGTAATTGTGAAAATCAGAATGTGGATTGTAAGAATCATTTTTATCATATCTATGAGCTTGTATTCTATTGTGATATATACCTTTTATTTTATACTTGAATGTTGTTGCATTGGCTATTTGTATAGCACTCCAAAACTTATCAAGATATTTTTGTTCATCATTTTTACTAATGTTTAATATACACTCATTATCTCCCCAATCAAAGTTCTCACTATGTTCAGCTTTTGTTAACTTATCAATGTCTTTGTTTGAGTCAACCTTATCCCACTCCATCATTTTCCACTTTGGAACATTATGTCCTCTTTTTCTTTCCGCATGTTTATCAATATATTTAATTAACTCATCACATTCCTCTTGTGAAAAGAAATTTTCTCTCGTAATAATCCACCTAAAATCTTGATTCAATTTTAGTTCTTTCATATCTATTTTTTTATACATCAATATATTCCTTCAAGTATTCTGCAAACTTTCTATGACTCTTTTCGTTTGGGTGTCCGTTTTCACAAAAAATATCAGATAACTTATTTGCATTTTTAGAAACCACTTCATAAAATGGTTTATCTGTAAAGTTATCTAAGTTTATATCTTTGTGTGTTCTACCAAATGAAAAAAACAAAATGTGTTTACAAAAATATTCATCTAAAAATCTTTTAAAAAGTTCAACTTCATAGAAATCCCAATTTGAATTGGAACGACTTTCTGCTGTAAATCCTATAATAAATATCGTTTCATCAATCAATTCTTTGTTTTCAAGAATCCACTCTTTCGTATTTTTTATTATGGTTTCATTATTACAACCAGCTATTGCTTGGTTTATTTCTTCAAGATTTAAATCATTACATAATAATTGACTAAATCTTTGTTCCTCTCTATCTTGTAATTCATCTCCGTCAACCCAACTACACCCATTTGCATATAAATATTTATACAAAGGTGTCACCCAACATAAATTCTTGGATACAATATCTAACACCACTTTCTACTGGTGTGACTCTATGAAATAATAATGGACAAAATACTAATAATGTTCCTTTCTCTTTTGGCATTTCATAAAATTCTAATGTCTTTGGGTCTTGGATTGCTAATTGTGTTGAACCACCTTCATAGTCTTTTGGGTCTGACAACTGAATAATCATAGCAAGTTTTCTTGTAGAACTTTTACCATTGTTGAAATCTGAATGCCAAGTGAAGAAATCACCTGGTAAATACTCAATCATTTTCATATTGTTTTCAACTTCTTGTATGTTAAAATTCCAAGATAATTGGTTACAAACTTTACCTGCCACGAATAACTTTTGTTGTAATGAACTATAATCCCCTACAACATAATCTCTCATATCTTTATGTAGATACCACTCCGTTACATTTCTAAAATCTGTATTGTGGTCATCTCCAATGTGGTCGTCTAAACAACCTTGTTCACCTTTCTCGGTGTTTTTAATTCTTTCAACCAACTCATCACACTCATCACTTGTTAAAAAGTTTGGTCTTGACATATACCACTGCCAATTGTTATTCTGTTTCATTTCCAAGTATCTCCGTTCATCCAAGTTATTAATGAATATCTTCTACCTTTTGTTATTGGTGTAACTCTATGTGATAAGAATGATGGAAAAATTATTATACTACCTCTCGTTCTTGGTGCCGTATAGTTTTTCTTACCAGAATCATCTGTGATACCAAATTCTAAATCTCCACCCTCATACATTGTTTCATCTGATAATTGAATCACTGCTGTTAATTTTCTTGTTGAAGTTTCTTTTGCTCCCGTATCGGTATGCCATTTGTATTTACCACCATTTTCATATCGTAGTATTTTTACCTTTTCCATTTCTTGTATATCGTAATTGTAAATGGAATGATTAGATAATTCAAAAACCATTTTTAGTTTGTTGTTTAATTTTTCATTATTAATTATAACTTCTTTATTATCACGAACTTCTTTATTCAATACATTGTCATCATAATTGCCAGCAAGTTCTGATTCAGTTGGTTGTCCTGTTTCTAAGTATCTCATTAATTTTTGACATTGACTTATTGATAAAAAATTTTCTTTATGAACTACGAATTGAAACCTATCATTTTGTTTCATATAACCTCTTTATTTTGGTGGTAAATTGTGAACCACAATATCACTTTGGAAGTAAGTATCAATATCTTCAACATCTAATGAATATTGTTTGACTGATTCACTAACCTCTGCTAATGATGTTATCTCCACTTCTTCTTCAGATGAATTTAAAAAGTAATTACCAATTGATAATCCTTCATCTGGTTTTTTCCAAGACCAAGTATCCCCAATCTTAGTAAAATATTGTATTCCTTTGTGCATTGCTTGGTCAGAGTATGGAATCTTTATAGAACCATTGACTAACATATAACCAAATGCTTCTGATTCAAATGTTCTAACAACAACTGAACCTGACATTGTTGACCCGTCTAAACTTGTAGTGGAATAGTCTATCCAATCTTGTGCAGAAAATTCATCTGGCATACCAGCTGGTAAATATGATTTAACTATATCACCTGCTGCTACATCTTGAACTTGTTTTGTTGAACCATCATACATTTTAATTAAACTACCACTTACGGTTGATAACATAATAGTATTTTTACCATACCACCTATCACCATCTGCTTTGTATTTTGGTGCGCTGTCATTTACAAAAAAGTCTTTATCTCGAGCTATGATATTTCTGTCTGGTGTCATAATGACTTCTAATTTATGTTGAGAAGCATAACCCTCATTATTAACAATACTACCACTACCAATAATAAACTTTTCAATTAAAAATGAACCACTATCGGCTGCATTCTGATAAGTATCTGTTCCTGAATTATATTTATGAAACTCTAATCCAAATTCACCACCTGGTCCTGCTGCGTGTTGTCCTGGACTTCTAACTAAGTAATCTGGATGATATGGGTTGTTAGAACCAAAAGAAGCTGGATTGAATAAAGGAACTAAACTTGAACTAACTGGTGATGAACCTAATATAGTTCTAAATGAATTTTTATTAAATGAACCACTTACTATTTCTAATAAATTATCATCACTAAACCAAGGTGATTGCATCCACAAATGGAACTTATCTAAGTGGTCTGTATTTCCTCTTTGTGAAAAATATGTTCTTCCTGTGTCATCACCATACTCAAAATTGACTGCTATTCCGTGTCTTGCAAAACTCTCACTAATTAATGGTTGTTGAATTGTTGATGGATTTTTCTTTCTAACATCATCTTGTCCGTAAATATATGCGGTTGTACAACCCTTTTCATTTGCATAATCTGATACTTGGTCCATAAAAGCTGATTGACTGGCATATGAACCATACATACCACAAGCAGTATTCATTTCATTGAAGTAAATGTTATCTGTGCTTTCTTCGATAAAGTAATCTAAACCAGCTACTATGGCAACATTTGTATTTGTTGGCCAACCTCCTGAACTACCTGTAATATAATTTAATAAACTTTTTGCTTTGTTTTGTGCTGTTGTTGACATAATTCTTCCTTATATATAAATATACACTTAGTCAATTTTAGTGAATATTTTCTCTTTTAATACCGATTTTGCCGGTGTGTTCCAATCTTCTAACTTAATCATTGCGTAATTGTATCCTTGTTGTTTGATTTCATTACACCTCAACCAAACTAAATCACTTCCCAATCCTTTATTTCTATATTCCGGTATTATATAACGATTACATAAATAAGGATATTTCTTATTCCAATCAATAAATGCCCAACCACACTCAGTTAAATAAAATGTCCAATTATCTTTTAATCTACTTCTTAGGTCTTTTAAATTCCACTCTTGCCAATCTT